TCTAACTCTTCTTCTTGCTTTGCTTCAGAAGTTTTTTCTTCTACAGCGACTTCAGGCTCAGGGGCTTTCACAATCTTTGCTTCTGAACCATCTTCGTTCATCTCAACATCTACAGGCTTTTCATCTTCACCTACTTTAAACTCTTGTTCACTCACTTTTAGCTCCCTTAAATGTGTAAAATGTCTTCAGGAGAATTTAAAACACCTAGTATTTCATCATCATTAAGTATTCTAATTTCTCCACCATCAATATTTATTCTTGAACCTGCATATCGTCCAAAAATAACCCAATCTTTTTCTTTACACCACGGACCAGTAGGAAACTTAGATTCATCTTTGTAAGCTAAATCTCCTATTTTTAGTACAAACCCACACACTGTTGCTAGTTGAGTTTTTTGTCGAGTCTCTTCTGACAAGACAATTCCTCCTTTAGATTTTTCAACTCCTCTATACGGAAGTAAAACAATCCTCCAACCAGTTGGGTTTGGTATTCTGTCAAAGACAGAACTATCCATCCTATCTGGTTCAAACTCTCCGTTTTCATTAAAGGAATCTTCTAAAACAGGTGTTGATGGTGGCTCTTCTTGCCACTTTTTTTCTAAGGCAGTGGGTTCGTTACTCATGTTTCCTCCGAATAGTCTTTAAGAGTTTTTTTAATAATTTCCTCAGAAAGTTTTAAACCCTCAAGTCTACCCATGAGAAATCTATACCGTTCCATATCGGTTACAGTGCCATTAAGAACTAAAGCATTAGTATCGCTAATTGTAATCTGTATCTCTTTCAACATTTTTTCTATTACTTCTAGCATGGCTATTCTCCATGAAAAACAGCAGACTTAATTTGTCTGAGATCTATCCATTTGCTGTATACGCTCTCTTGCTAACTGAGCTTTTAATCCAGCAATTGCTTCTTGCGATTGTATCCTATCTTGACTATTTTGTGCAGTTTGTTGAATTTTTTGTGCATCTAATTTTAACTTCTCCGCAGCAATTTGATTATCCATTTGATCATCTTTTGCTCGTAACTCTAATTCTTTTTCTTTCAAAGCTACAACAGGATCAGGTCCTTGACCGGACATCTGAGCCTGAAGTTGTTTTGTTTCTTGTAAGAACTCTGCAATCTTTAAAGCAACCATTCCCTCTTTTTGAATCGCAGAAACCATATTGTCTGGATCTACTCCATAGTCTTTATACAGTTCAGCTTCTACTTCTTCTTCTGCTTTTAACCGGATGTGATCATAAATGTGTTGTTGCAACATTTGAGCAGCTATCGGATTAGCCTGAACAACAGGAGACATACCCATAATTAAATGAGAAGCTATATGTGCATCATGTTGTTGCCCTGCAAACGCTTTTAATTGTATTTGATTTAACACACTAGCATTTTCTGTTGCAGGATCTCTTGGCATCTGATTTGATTGTGGAATGAGAACTCCATCAATATCTCTTACATTCAATGCAGTATAAACTCTGTAATACGCCTCATATAAGTTGTGCATTTGAGGAGCACTTTGAGCCATTTCTAATTGCATCTGAGCCAAAGTTATTCTCTGTGCAGAAGAAAATATGTTTGGGTCAGCGACAGGAAGTATATCTACTGTAGAATCAAAATCTTTTCTTTTTATAGAACGATCTGCACCAGGGACAGAGTATGGATAGTCTTTTGGTAAATATTTACCAAATCCCTCAGCTAACATCTTAAACTCTACGCTTTGAGCATAGTGCAAACGCTTGTGTATTGCAGACATAACCATAGAACCACGCTCTAAAAGAGCAATTGTTGTTCCAACAGCCGCCATTTGGTTTCCATCGCCCACTTGCATATCTGCGGTGTTTGCAAGACGTTTTCCTGCTTCAATTAAAAAGCCTAAAAGCCCAAAAAGTGTTTGAGAAGGCTCTTTATACGGCAAAGGCATCAAAGATGCGTTTAATTCTGCACCTCCGGCATCAATATCTCTAAATTCACCTGGTTGTATTGGGTTATCATTGTCTGCAATCCGTGCTCCACGGGCTTTAAACCCTGCTGGAAGGTTAGAAAGAGTACCTGCATCCAATAATTGACGTAAAGCAGCAGTTGCACTCTTAGAAAGACCTCCAATTAAGTGAACAAAGCCTAATCCATAGGCTCCAAGTCCCTCAATAAGCACATAATGTACAAAATATTCTAATCTTTTCTTTAATTCATCGTTTTCTAAGTAATTTCTACGGATTCCAACAATTTTTTCGCTTGTTTCCTCTATTGTTACCACATAAGGTAGCTTAATTCCTGTTGGTTCTCCATTTTCACCCTTGTCTTCATGCCCTTCAATGTCTAAATCCACATGAAACTCTAGTAAAAACACCTCTTCGGCCTCACCAGTTGGATTTACACCTATTGTTTTGTCAATAGAAGACTGTATATCACTATAATTAGGGTCATATTCTTCTTCTTGAACCGAAAAATCCGCATATTCCCCTGCTACAACACGTTTTTTAAACTCATTTGCGTTCATTGCAATGCGATGAATAATTCTGTTGCATTGCGACATAACACTTGAGCCTGTATAGGGTATGTAAAGATCGTCTGGTAGCACTAATTTACTAACCATTCGCCCTAATTGCTCATCAAAGTACACTTTTTTAAAGACAGAACCTCCATAACCTAGATAAAACAAGGCCTGATCCATCTCTGGAGTGTATTCTTCCATAACAGAAGTAAGTTGATAGTTCATAAAGTCTTGTACACGAGAGGCTTGTTGAGCTTTGTCTACAGTTTCTTTACCAAGAATTTGTGTTCTTACTGGACCACCTGCTGGCATTAGCTCTTTGAAAGCCTGAGATTGAAACTGAATCACCGATTCTGTCAGCATGGGATGAACCGCACTAGCAGAACCACGAAATGGTTTTGTACGTTCTTCCATTTTCAAACCTAATAACTCTAAACCCTTAGAATACGTCTGCTCCCAATCTTGTCTTGAAGACTTATCTGCATCAAACATCGCCATAAGATCGACAGAAATCCTAGATAACTCATCTTGATCAATAACATCTGCAAGATTTGCATGAAAGTCTACATCATCTTCTTGATCTCCAATCTCGACTACCGCTCCACCCTCATCATCAAGAACAATTTCAATATCAGGTGTAGATAATTCTTCTGTCTCTACAGTAATCTCTACATCGGGTGCTGGGTTTACAGCTTTATCTATAGCCATTTTTAATCCTTATCAAAGCCCAAGTCCCTTACTTGTCTAGGACTTAATTGTTGAATTATAAAATTATCTACTTGTTTTTGAAAGTCCTCATCAGCAACTCTTGTTGATGGAAAAAGTTTTTTTGTGGCAAGATCCAAATCATCTAAAGGAAACTTATTCAATCTTTGTGTCATTGACAAGTTTTTTCTCTTCTCAACAAGTCTTGCCTCTGCTTCTCCTGAAGAACGCCTGTAGATTTCGTCATCTGTTTTTGTTCTTAAATATCTTTGAAAACTAGCATACAGATCATCTAAAACTTTTTTCTGTCCTTCTAGTTTTTGTAATTCATTTGTATACTTTTGTTTTTTTTCCTCTGAACGAAAAGAACGTATATTTTGTTTTGTAGATTTTATTTTTTGTGGTATTTGTTTTCTTTTCTCATCTAAAGAACGTAATAATTGCCTTAAATTATAATTAGAAGTTTTTGAATTTGTTCCTCGTCCAAATCCCTCCATCTCTTGAATAGCGTGTTGAACTTCATGCAAAAGAGTTTTTTCATATTCTTTTAAGACTCTTTGCTTTGTTTGCTCTTGTTGACTAATAAATTTTTTTTGAAGTCCAGCTCCTCGTTTTTCTAAAGTTTTTATTTTTTGTTTGAACTTTTTTTGTTGTTCAGTAGTAGGAGGTTTTCCTCCTGCTTCTATTTGTTTAGAATAAGCTAATGTAGCTTGTCTTATATCTTCAGGTGTGGTGTATTTTTCTCCTCCAACAAGCCCCGTGTATATTCTTTTAGGACTGACTTGTATATCTTTGCTCTTAGGATCAAAACTACCTGCTACATCAGGGTCTTCATCCCTTACTGTTTGAAAAGTATTTTTTTTTAAATCTTTATAAGCTTTAAATAAATCAGGAAAATCAATTAACTTGTCTAAACTAATTTTTTTAAATACATCTGGTTGGTTTTTTAAAACAGAAATTACATCTTTTCTACTTAATTTTTCATAATTATCAAAGTCTATGTTTTTATAAGCAGGGTAGTTATCCGCATCTACCACATAAAAATTTCTACCTTTATCAACTTCCTTTAAAACTATTTTTTGTGGATCAAAACCCAGTCGAACATCATTTAATTCTGTTAAAACACCTTGTTCTGAAAGTTCTCCCTTTTTTACTTTTTCAAAATTTTTTGAAAAAGTCATCGGTCCAGTTACACCAACCATGGATAAAGGCAACTTAAATGAAAAACCTGTATCCGGTACTTCTTGTCTAATTTCATTATCCACACCTCTAAAAGTAGGATATTTTACTTCACCTTTTTTCACAGCATCAACAGTTTTTTGCCATGCTCTTTTATTTAACTCTTGCCTCGTTAATTCTTCTGCATCCATAATAGACTTTTGAAAAATTTCTTTCTCTGCTTTCTTAAATATCTCTGCGGATTTTTTATCAAATGTTTGAGATTTTGCTCCTTGAAATATCTCAAGTCTTGGAGGCAAAAAAATATTTCTTAACATTTGAGCAGAAGTTAGACCACCTTCTCCTTGTAATTGTTTTGCATACTGATCTTCTACAACGTCATCAATAGCTTTTGCACTTTTAACAGTTGCAAATCTTGTTGAAGCTGGACCCGGTAAAGGAGTTGTAAATAACCTAGGGTCCATAATAGCCGCCTTATCCAATCCCGTATCTGTTAAAAGCTCCGCAATACTTCGCTTAAAATCAGATGCCGCTCTAGATTTAGGTTTAGCTCCATATTTTTGCATAAAGTCTGTCGCACTTTTTTCTGCCTCACGAACCCCTTCTTGTGTTCCATAGTTTTCTGAAGCAATTCCCTCTGCTATACCTTTTACACCACCAAGCACACTTGCAGCAAAATCTTGACCTCCCCCAATAAGTAAGTCTGGAAAAAAGTAAAGCAAGTCTTTAAGACTATAAGGTTCATCAGGTACTGTTGGTTTTACAGAAGTATCAACCTCACCAGGAATCAAGCTAACAAGATCTTGTCTTGCCTTTGCCATGTTATGACCCTTGAGCCATGATTCGTTTTAAATCATCCCTTGCTCTTGTCATACGTTGCATATTCCTAGAACGAATACCCTCTACCAAAGGATTACCTCCTCTTGCCAAACCTACTGGTTTATCAATTACAGGTTCTTCTTTTGGTAAAAACTTATCTTTGAAATACTGCTCCGAATATACATCTGTATCCGGTGTTATGGAAACAGGAGTTGGCGGTGTTGTTGCAGAGCCTGTTGGTAAAGTTGCAATGCCACCTGTTACTGCATCATCTAAAATTGTTGCCGTTGTTCCAGGAGCAGGAGTAGAAGGCAGTGTTGGAAGATTTGGTGATAAATTCGTAGAAGTTGCTGGGGGCTTTGTTACATTTATAGGAATAGTTGCTAACTGTCTAGGAGTTACAACTTGTTCTTTATATGCCTGAGCATCTCTTGCTGTTATTTGCCTTGGGTTTGTTCCATACTGTCCGATGTCTTCAAAGAATTTATAGGCTTCTGATCTTTCGTCAGCAGTTGGGCTCTTTCCTGTAGTAGCCGTAAGTAATCTTGTAATCTGCCCTGGTGAAGTGTAATCGCCTTGCGTGTAGTCATCGAGTCCATATTTCTTTTTCCTTTCTTCAAACAAAGTTCCTTGAGGAGATAATTCCTGTTCTATGTCTCTTTGAGAAAGACTAAAGTCATTTTGTTCTGGCCTATAGTATGTAGCAGTATACGCATCTAGTTCTTGCGAACTAGGAGGTCTTCCAAGGGTTCTTAAAAAGAAATCGGTTACCTCTCTGCTAAAAGATAAATTTCTTGTTCTTTCAACATCGGCTGCTCTTCCCAGTTCAGCTTTTTCATTATCATCAAAAGTTTTGTCACCATAAAAATATTTAAGGTGGTAGTCAATGTCATTAGCGTTTGGCTCACGATTAAAACGAGAACGAAACAACGGCACAAACTCATCTGTAAACTCAGTATATTCTTCTTCAGTAAAGCCATCTGGTATTGTAGAAGGAGAGGTAACAACAGCAGAGCCATCATCACCAGAACCATCTGTACTAATAATAGATGTATCGCTATCACCAGAACCAATATCAGATTTATCGCCATCACCAGAACCAATATCAGATTTATCGCCATCACCAGGATCATCTGTACTAATAACAGAAGAATCCTCATCTTGACCTGAGTCCTTAGTTCCACCAGTTTGAGTTCCACCAACTTCAGTAGGAGTGTATTTTGTATCAAAAGAATAATTGCTAGGTAGTACAATATCGATTTGTGGACCAGCGTTCCTGTAAGTGTCTTCTGTGCTAATTACATCGCTTGAAGGAACAAAGAACTCTACAGCATTGCTAAAAACTGAATTTGGATCTTGTACGTTTCTAGTAACCACAAAACCACCTTCTACTGGCCTTACATTCTGGACCGTTTGGTTCCCTACACTAGTTGTATCTACCTCAGGGACCGTATCTAAAACAGGATCTACAGAAGTGTCTACAGAATCTTCTACTATAGGAGTGTCATCTACTACAGAGTCTTCTATTACAGGAGTGTTTAATTCGGCAGCTCTTCTAATAATTGTGTCTTGTTCCGTAGGATTATTTACATAAAGAGCGTATTCATCTGGACTCATTTTTCTACCTGTAACAGCAAAGAAAGCATCTTGTACTTCTTGCATCCTTTGAAGGTTTTCAGGTAAGTTGCTCATTGTTGTGTCCTCATTTGTGTTCGATACCACATCTGGTATCGTATCTAAAACAGGATCTTGAACTACAGGATCTTGAACTACAGGATCTTGAACTACAGGATCTACAGGCTGTTGAACTACAGGATCTTGAACTACAGGATCTACAGGCTGTTGAACTACAGGATCTTGAACTACAGGATCTACAGCCTGTTGTGCTTCATACTCTGCGGCTAACTTAGCGTTAGCGTTAGCAATTAACGCAGCAGCGTTAGCTGGATCTTGATAATACGCAAATGTTCCAGGTGCTATCATTTCTTGAGCACCCATAGTAGTACCCGTCATCACGGTAAAAGCTTCCATTATGTTATTTACAGTTCTTGCAGCCATTAATAGTACTCCGCTATTATTTCTGTTGATTCGTCATCAAACTCTTCGTCTGTGTCTAAAGATATAAAGTTTCCTGCTCGAAAACGCATAAGTGCTTGTGTTGTTGAGTCTACCATATCGTCATTATCTCCATTTGGAAATGCCGCACACTCTTCAATTAATTCATCAGCCCAACTAGTATGAGGAGCCCAAACCATCCCAGACTCTAAAATCGGAGCAATTGAATTTGCCCGACTAACCTTATCTTGTCCTGCTCTCCTACCACCTGGTGAATACATTGTAACAGGAATACCAACTCTGCGTAATTCTTGCTGAAGCGTGGTTCCTGTAGCTTTTGCCTCAATCAACACATTATCAGGATGCCACTCCACATATTCTTCTTTTGCAATCCGTTTTAACTCAGGAAAATCCCACCTGCCCCTTGTAACATTTAACAAAATAATACTGGGTCCTGAATCTTGATCCCTGACAAATACTCCCCATGTCGTAATTACAGAATAATCCGCAGTTTCTTTTTTACTATAAGCCGTATCATACGACTGAATAATATAATTTACCAAAGGAGGTTCTTCATCAGGCCATCTTTGCCACCACTCCCTTTTCAATATTGCACCATCATCATTCGTGGGTTGCTGTTGCCATTGAGCGTTCCACTTCTGAGCAGACAAAGAAGCCTTCACTCCTTCTAACTCTTCTAGCTTCCAATAACTAGGCCATAACGCATTACCACTAGGCAATATCGCAGGAAACTCAATAACCTCCCAGCGATCTGCATTATGACTCGTTTGAGCCTTTATCAAACGTGCCGTCAAATCTTTCGTATTCCATCTTGTCATCACAACCACGATTGCTCCGCCTGGTTGCAAACGCTGACGAGGACCAGAACTATACCACTCCCACGCATTTTCCATCGCAAGTTCTGATAACGCATCTTGCTCCGAATGAGGATCATCAATAATCAATAAATTTGCACCACGGCCTGTCATCGCACCACCAACACCCACGGCAAAATACTCACCCCCGTGGTCCGTGTCCCACCGTCCTGCCGCCTTAGAATCTGCCCTCAACGCAACATTTGGAAATAAACTCTTATAACTTTCCATGTCCATAAGATTTCTAACCTTACGTCCAAACCTCACGGCAAGTTCTCCGGTGTGCGTTGCCTGAATAATTTTTGTATCTGGCTTGTGGCCCATCGCAAAAGATGGAAGTAAATAACTTGCAAACTCAGACTTCGTATGTCTGGGAGGCATATTAATAATCAATCGTTTTAACGAACCCTCAATAATCCGATTAAACGCTGCCGCCATCTTTTTATGATGAGCGTCAATAATCGCTTCAGGCCAAACATATCTACAAAACGATAAAAAATCTTTTTGAGCACTTTCCTGAAGGTTGAGTTGCATCAACCTGTACTCAAGTTTTAACCTCTCTTCTTCAACTTCAGGTGGGGTTTGCTGCAATGGCTATCTTCTCCTTTGGCTTTACTGTTGTTTCACATGAAACATCTTTTGCCTCCACATCTAAGATTTCTTGCGGAGTCCCTCCGTAAACTTTTTTAATTTCATCCAGCTTTCTGACAACTTCTTCTTTAGACATTCCATCAATCGTCCCATACCTTACCTCTTTCTTATCAACATAAATGGTTCCCAGAGCTTGGCCCCTTCGATACTCTGCCTGGACCGCAGCACCAAACGCTCCAGCTTCTAGTGCGGCATCTCGTATCTTTTGCATATCCCTCATATGTCTATCGAAACTCGTTCCATACTTCTGAGCAAGTTCTGCACGATACGATTGAATGGCTGCAACAACGTGGGGACATATTTCAGGGTTCGTTAACTTCCATGCAATAACCTTTGCAGATTTTTCTGAATACCCTGCCCGTAAAGCAGCCTCTTTCATCGTGATCTGGCCGTCATTGGCTACCAACTCTTTAACAAAGGTCCATTCTCGTGTTGTGAGTTTGCGATGCGTTTTCAGTTTCCCAACATTCGAGGTCAACCGCTTTTGTAATTTATTTGGAAGCACAGGCGGTACATTGTAAACGTCTTTTGTTCCCATCTGTATCATACACCTTTCAAAAATATTTGCTAAAAATTTTCCCCTAAAACGCTTTTTTTGGCTTAAGGGGGCCTTTTTTTAAGAATAATAACTCATTTTTGTTTAGTTGGTAACTATTTGAGCGAAATCGAGCTATAGCAAGCGATGGCTCCAACCATGGGCCATTGTCGATTTTGCTAGAAAAATCGATCGACAAAAATAGAAAAATTGCACAAGGATTCCGGCCCTAATCCCTTGATTTAAGGCCAAAAAACCAGGTAATTAAGGCCCTTTGTCCATGAATCAAGGCCCAAAAAACAAAGCTTCTTTTTTGTGTTATATACAACAATTGCTATTTAAACATGATTAAGGGCTCAAGGGCGGCAAGTTTACAAAGCAAAGTATATCCCTATGTTGAAATGAAAACGCCCGACGAAAGACGTATTTTCAGGTCAGAAAAAAAACGCAAAATAAAAAAAAGGCCCTAAAAAGGGCCTTTGTGAAAAAACAAAATTAATTTACCAATTCCAAAATCCTTGTCCCTCATGGTTTTCAGGAAATTCATTTTTCCATTTAGATTTAGGGTTTGAAACTAGATTAGGGCATATAAAAGGTTTGTTTGATGATACTAAATCTATCGCAGCATCCCTCGCTAATTCTTCACTAGACATATCAAGGTTATTCATTTCAGCAAGTAAAACATAAAAATCTTTTCCTCCAAAAACTCCATAACCCTCATAGTTATTTTCTTTCCATTTATTGCCTTTATTGTCGATAAGGTAAACTGTTTTTGCTTTACCTGCTTCATTTGCTTCATTTGCAAATTTATTCCATATTACCTCACCTGTGTCGTTTGTATGCCAACTAAAAAATCCCATTGCTTTCTCTCTTTCTTTAAAGTTAATACATTTTTATTGTATATAAAAAAAAGGCCTTGTAAAGGCCTTTTAAAAAAAAAAAATAAAAATTAATCTAAATCAAACTGGCGTGCTAATTTTGCTAAATAACTATACTTCGCACTTTTGTTAAAACGTGAATTGTCTCTTTTGAGTAAATAATGAATAGAATCATCGTCATAAAAATCTTCAATTTGTTCATTCATTTTTTTTAAATCATGTAAAAAACATTCGTATATTTCGCCACCTTTGTGATAAATTTCAGCTTCCTCTACTTTTTGAAATTCTCCATTAGTTGACGACATTTTATATATTTCTAAATCTCCTCCATTGCTTTGAGGATTAATTAAATAATATGATTCATCAAAAATAAAGCATAGTTTTGTATCATCAAAAATATCAACATATGCAATTGAAAATTTTTGTTCTCCAAAATTAAAAGTTTTTGTTTTTAATTCCATTTCTCTCTTTCTAAAAAAAATTAAATACACTTTTATTTTATACAAAAAAAAGGCCTTGTAAAGGCCTTTTTTAGATATGTCGGGCGGAAAAAAAATAAATGCTTGCTTTTCAGGTCCCAAAAAAAAATTAAATTTAAAACTGTAAAATGATTAGTCTATCGCTATCAGGAATTTTAAGAACTGTTGTGTAATCTTTTAATTCAGAAATACTTTTTATATCCAAATTGCTGTATTCCTCTTGTACTTCTTCAAAGTTTTCATATTCATGATATGCACAGCGAATATTAACAGGATTAAATTTTTCATTTGGTTGAATTTCTTCTAAATGTTCAAATAATACTTTTGAACCCTTAACAGTAAATTCATTATGCTTAATCATTTCATTAACAAATTGATACTCTGTAATGGTTTTTATCATTTTCTATTCTCACTTTCTTTTAAACTAGATACACTTTTATTTTATACAAAAAAAAGGCCTTGTAAAGGCCTTTTTATATGTCGGGCGAAAAAAAAATTAATATAAATTTCGCAAAAAATGCCCGCCCCAAAATTTCAGGTCCCGGAAAAAAATCAATTAGTAACAAAAACAAAATAATAATGTGTTTTTGTGTTTTGTTTTCTCCAGTCAAACATAATAAACCCAGTCTTATTAAAAGTAGATTTCATTTTTGTAAGTAATGATTTTTTTTCTAATGGTAGATATTTTGAAAATGAATTAAACATTTCATTTGAATCATTGAAATTTTTTATAGCAACTATTTCATTGCTATTTAAGTCTTCATCATTTTCATCAATTGTAACGTGTAAAGAATATTTCATTTTATCCCTCTTTGTTAAAATTTAGGATCCGAAAAAAAATTAAAAGTTTATATTTTTATGGATGAGTATCAAGTTTCCAGGAAACAAAATTATCTTCATCTTTTGAATCCCAATTTTTTGAAGAATCTTTATCAAAGAGTGATTTTAAATTTTTTCTCACTTCTTCCCTAGTGATATAAAAATAATCTGTATGAACTAACCTCTTAACATAATCACTTTCAAAAGGTTCAGTTTCAATAATTGTTACTTTAACCATTTGATTAGAAGCTGCGAAATTATCGCTAAAAATAAATGTATATAAATAATCAATATCTCCATGTTTTCCATTCGTTATTTCATAAACTGGTTTTTCATTATTTATTTCGTTTGGATTATATTTTTGTGAAATTAAGGAATTGAAAAACTTTTTAAAACTAGGATTATGTATTAAAAGTGAAGCCAGGTTATAGCCAGTTTCTGAAGGATATCCATCATAGTGACGATATAACCATATATTGGTATCTCCATGAATAAGATTAATGTTTGCTCTTGTTCCCATTTCTTTCTCTCTTTCTTTAAAGTAAATCACAAGAAATATTTTATATACAAAAAAAGGCCTTGTAAAGGCCTTTTTTAAATGTGTCGGGAAAATTTTTAAATAATAAAGTCTTCAGGTTTTTTCTTATTATAATTAACACACTCTTTGATAATGTCACTTAAATATTTATCTGAGAAGTTTTTATGATATCCCTTTTTAGATGAAAGAAGCTTTCTGTCGCATTCGTCTATTTTAAAAAATAATAAGGTTTGTAGTTGTTTTTTAGTTATAAATTTATTTAAGTATAAATAAACCGCTCCATCTTCAAAGCTTCCAATATATTCTCCATACATTACCTCTTCATTTTTTTCATGTGTATCATTATATATTTTTTCGGCCTTGTAATCGTCCCTCTTCCATTTTTTGGTGATTTCATCAAATCCTAAACTATCCATAATTGAATAAAACTTTTCATCATCACCAGCGACATAATTAGAAGCTCCGCAAAGATAGGAACCATAGGTTAAAACGTGGATTGCTTCCTGCATTTCGTTTAATACTTTTTCAAGTTTTTTCATTGCTTTCTCTCTTTCTTGTGTTAGATACATTATCAAGTTTATCAATTTCTTTTAATATTGTCACCTTTTTTTTATCGTTTTTATGGTGCCTATCTAAAATAATATATTCTTCCATAAGTGACAATTTTTTTAAAAATTTAGAATTATCCATTTCTTTCCCTTTAAACACTAAACGCAAAATTGCTATTACTAGCATTTTTAATAGCTTCATTTCCTTTTAAACGCAACCCGACAATAATATTTTTAGGATCCTGAATTCTATTGTCGTCTATATCTCCATCGATAACTCTTCTACCTCGATGAAATAATGGTAAATCCTGGCCTTTTTTAACAATAAAAACTGTTGCTAAATTTGCACCACGTTTCAAAGCATAATTAATTTGTTTTTGTGCTTTGGGGTTTACGCTATCAGACATTGTTAGATGATAATTACCAGGTAATTTTTTATTGAACCTACTTGCAATTTTTGTGTAATCGTAAAATTCTATTTCAGGGAATGCCAGGAAAATGTTTTGATATTTTTTTTCATTTCTAATACATGGAATACTTAACCAGTCAATATCAGAAATTGTATTTAATCGAACCCTTATTTTTTTATTCGCTTTAATGATTCTATTTAATACTATTTTTTGGCATTCTATGGACAATAATTCCATAAAACTTTCTGTATCATTTGCAAAAAATTCTAATTTTTGAGTTCTGGCCTGGTCAACATTTGAAAAAACGCCCATTCCTGCGGACCTTAGACAATCATCCCTACAACCAAACAATTCCGCATTCGGGCAAGGATTAAATTTTTTACCATCTTTTTTAGTGATAATTTTAGAAGTTAACGTGAGGTTGTAAAACTCAATGTCACTTCCAACTAATTTATTGGTTTTTTTAATTTTTGCGTTTGAATCTTTAGTTAATAATTGCATTTTTTATTCCTTTCTATACTTTCTAATAAATATTAATTAATAGCATATATACCTTTTATGTATAATACAAGCTTTTTTTACAATAAAAAAGGGCCTAAAAAGGCCCTTTATATAAACAAAGTTTATTAATTATGTTTTTGTTTTTTCTTTTGTTTTCAGCTTATCATTTAAAATTTCTCCATTTTGGAAGCATATTTTAATTAATTGTTCTTGTTGATAAACTTTATTTGCTAATGATAAAAAATCTTCCCAGGTGACAAAATCTTTTAAGTTTTCGTTTTCCATTTTTTCCCTTTCTATTCGTATCTTCTAGGAGGTTGTAAAAAATATTTTTGATTACCGACA